CCGGCTCTTTCGGCTTCAGATTTCTATACGCCATCGCCAGATATCTAAAGGAATCCGCCGCGTGGGAGGCCCAGTTATGCAGCGGCGTCTTGCGGAATACCCGCTTGGTGTCGTCCCATTCCCGCTGATAAGAACGCAGCGCGTTCAGCCCCTGTTCGCAGTTCAGCTCGTCGAAATGACATTTCTGCAACAGCAGACGGGCGGCGTTGATGCCGTCGGCAATCTTGTGATTTGGCACGATGCGCGGACGGCGGCCCATGTTCACCAGGGTCTCGGCGCGGGTGCGGCCCGTGCCCAGCTCCCTTACCTTGGCATCGTGGGGCAGCCAGTCATCGCCATACCAGTAGCTTTTTTCCTCCATTATTTTGACATAATGGCCCAGGGGGACGTTGTTATGCTCGTAATAGTCGATGATTCGCACTTCCCCCAGGGTGACCTGGAAGAACCACAGCACACAGCTGTCGGAGATGCCCAAATCCCAGGCCACATGCACGGGGATCGCCGGGTCGTATTCGATGCGGGCGATGCGGCCTTCCTTTTCCGCGTCATCAATGATGCCAGCGTAGTAGCTGCCTTTAATGGCAGCGGTCCATGAGCATTCGAACTCTTGCTGGTACTCGTCATCGCCCATCTCCCGTCGCGCCGCTTCCAGTTCAGCGGGGTCGATCACCTCGGTTTCCGACGCCCGGTAGATGGCGCGGTGCCATTCGGGGTCGTCGGCCACATCTTCGTATAATCGCCAGAAATGGTTGCGTCCCTTGGGGGTGCCGATGAAGATGGCTGCGCCCTTGCGGTCCACCAGGGCGGGGCGGATGATCTCCGACCAGACGCGGGGGCTCATGTCGGCATATTCGTCGAGAACGCACATATCCAGGTAAATCCCGCGCAGGGCGTCCGGGTCATCCCCCGCCCCGGCCAGCCGGATACGGCTGCCATTCAGCAGATCGACCCGTAATTCCGACTGATTTATCTTGGTGCCGGGCAGATCGCGGGCATAATAGCACAGATAGTCCCACGCCACCTGCTTGGCTTGCCGGTAATAGGGGGCCAGATACATGAAACGCCCATCATTACGCGCCGTCTTCAGTTCCAGCGCCCGCCGCAGCAGCTCCGTCACCGCATAGACGGACTTGCCCCAGCGCCGGTGGGAGACGCAAATCTTGAAACGGGCGTCATTTCGATGCAAGTCGAATTGTTGCGGGCGCGGGGTATAGGGGATCTTGATCTCGACGGATGTCATTACTCGCCTTCCTCGCCATTGTGGGAGATGTCCTTGATTTGTTCGTGTAATTCCGCGATTCGCTCCGCTCTGGTGCGCCGCCAATCGGGCAAATCCGCCCTGGCAGCGGTCAACAGCGACGTGTAGGCGGTCATCTGGTTGATTTCCAGGGTGCGCACCCGGTCGATCAGCTTGATAATCATGGTCTGGTTACCGCGCAGCGCCTGGAGAAGATCGTCTTGCTGGTCGGCAATATCGGTCTTCAGGTCTTTCAGCAGAAACTGGATCAGCTTCCACAACCCGATCCCCAGACACAACGCCACCGCCAGGGGAATACCCAGGGTCTCAATCAGCTTGACGATTGATTTGAGTTCCATCAGAGATCAATCAAAAAGCGAACAATGCTTTTTTCAATTTTCTATTTCTTTTCGGGGGGTTACATCAACCAGTTCAGGCTTTTCTTCTGGCGGCTCCAGGGCAAACGTCACGGTGATATTCTCCGGGATGCCCTCATGTACCTGTTTCACCGTATCAACCCAACCGGCCCTGGCCTTGAGCCAGAAGATACCAGCAATGGTATCCTTGCCCGAAGTGGCCCGCTTATGCAGGGTCTTCGCCACGCTCAAATTGGCCTTGGTAACGCCAACATCAAGCTCATGGCGATAGCACCTCCGCAAGGTCTTCGGCGCAATATCCAACAACTGCGCAATCTTCACCTGTTCAAGCCCCATGCCCACAGCCTCTTCAACCATGTGCCGGGTCTTGTCAGTCGGACAATGCGGCGGACGACCGCGCTTTTTTGCAATTTCCACCATTTCCGCGCCGGGCTCAACTTCAGACATCACAAAGCTCCCAATAAGTACACCGCCATCTATAACCCAAATTAGTGGCATGGGGCAATCTGAGGGTGGGCATAGCCGATAAGGTCTGGAGGATCAGAGGTTGGTGGAGTGGAGGTTGGTGTGTGCTTGTTATTCCCCGTATAGGCTGACGATGACGACCGGGGCCGCCGTTCCGTTTCGATTTCGGCGAACCGAAAACCGGGCCAGGGACCCCTATCGGAACCGGGCCGGACGGGTTCGGATGGGCGCCGGGACCGGGCGGGTTCGGGTTCGGGAACCGGGTCGGTTCGAACCGGCCCGAACTGGAACCGGTTTGGGTTCGGTTTGGGGCCAGTTCAAACCCTTTTGGAGCGGTGACGACTGCGTCACCCTCCGGCTACGCCACACTACCGAGGTTTTCCAAGGCTCAGCGCCCGCCAACCGCTAGTATTTTACCCTTTCCGCCTCGCCTCTCGCTCCCTCGCCACTCTGGCAGACATTTCGCTCCCGGACTCAGGCAATGGAGTCCCTCTTTTGGAATACTGGACGGAGCTAAACCGGTCAATATTTATTGCCTGTTGGTTCCCAGAATTAATATAAGAATCTCCCTTATTAACAGGATTCTTATAACTAGGATTCTTATTACTAGGGTTGTGTTGCAGAGTGCTTACGCTGGGTGTTGCGCTGTGCAATACCCTCTGTTGCATTGGCACATTAACACGATAGCGGATTGTGCCCTTTCGGCCCTTGCCGGTGGGCTGGATTAACTGCCGGGCGATTAATGACTTTATGGCACGATGTACTGTCGATCTATTGCAGCTGCACATTTTCGCCAAAGTGCCTAGCGCAGGGTAGGCATTAGAGCCGGTCTTGTCGGTGAATGACGCTAGCGCCAACAGTACCAGCCGTTGGGATGCCGTGACGTCTGGCAAGCGCCATATCGGTCCTATCAAGCGCCATGTCATGCGACGGAGTCTAATTCGTAACGGGCCATAAACTGGCGTACCTTATTCATTGTCGATCGACGCAATAAACCGGATCGCATACGCTCCACTAGGTGGGTGTCATTTACTGGCGTTAATGCTCCGAATCTGGAGTCTGCCAATCCATGCCTCCGGCAGAATGATTCAACCTCCGACAATAGCGCTATTTGGTCTTGGTGCTGGTTCATAATGTCTCCTCTATATGGCGCACTATATATAGCACACATATGGACGCAGAAAATAACATATATTCGCTTGACCACACATTGCCAATCGTCTAGTCTCTGAATCGTTAATGGCACCAACAACAAATAGAGGCACAAAATCATGTACGATATGAGCGTTCCAAATTCCAAGCCGGGCACTTGCGCCAAGTGCAATGGCACGGGCACGTTTCAATGGGCGGGCGGCTATGGCAAGGTCAAGTCCGGCCCGTGCCATGCTTGCCGCGCCACGGGAAAACAGACCGTGCGCGATATGTATCGCAATAAAGCGTATAACCGGCACAAACTCAGCCGGATGGTATTCTAGCATGGCCAATACCTGTTCGTGCGGAGGCACAATAAAATGAAATTAGGCACAGTAAGAATCGAAGAGTCGAAAGTCTACGACTCGCACGCTGGTTTTCATCAATTCCATGCTGACGAAACGCAAGAGCCCTACGGCTCATTCGAAGTATTTTGGTTTGAGTCTGTCCATGTAGAACCGGGCTGGTATTGGGCGGCCGGTTTTCCTGGCTGCCTGTATGACAGTGAGCCGACCGGACCATTTGCCTATAGCCAACAAGCCCACCAGGACGCTGACGAGTGGGCGCCGGAATACGACGAAGACTAGCGACTCTTGGTGGGCTGGGCAGAATCCCAGCCTATCGACGGCTGTTAGATAGTCGAATTCGAAACTTAACCAAAAGAGGCACAATAGCATGACAACATATACAATCACCGAAGACATTAGCGGGCTGAAATACTACGCCCATTTGCGCACGATTAATTGCACTTGGTTCTTCGATCCTGGCCACGCATGGTTGCAAGTCAATATCCAGACATTGCAGGATTTCGGATTAACGCCGCAAGACTTCTCGGAATTCTCCCGCACCGATGGCCATGACCTGTACCTGGAGGAAGATTGTGACGCGGGAATCTTCATCCGGGCCGTGGGCGACAAGGCAGAGTTAATATTCAATGAGCAAGAATGCACCGACAAGTTTAGCGTTCGGGCAATGCAACGGAATCGTAACTAGCGACTCTGGATGGGCTGGTTTCGGCCAGTCCATACACGGCTGCTAACCAGTCGATTTTGAAACCTAAACAAGAGGCACACAATTATGAGAATTACCAAAAATCAACAAATCTCACTTGCCAGGAAATGGCACCAATCCAATCAGGGCATGAGCTATCTGCAATTCCGTCGCACTATCCAGCCTACATTCGGCTCCGATGGCGCGATCATGGTCGCATGGTGCGGGATGTTCTTGGGAATCGAAATCGACGGCTATTGCCATTCATAATCCAAT